GGGAAAAGGTCGCCGCCTCGAGCCCCGAGGACGACACGCCCGACGAAACCGAAGAAACCCAAACCCCAGAGCCCGAGGAGGACTCCATGGACAACCAGACCCCGGTCGAGGCAGCTGCCCCGGCCATCATCCCCACGGTGCCGCTGTACGCGGAACCCAAGCGCTCATTCCGTCTCCCGTCGATCGGCGAATACATCGCCGCGTTCGCCGCAGGTGGCTCCGAGTTCGCACAGATGAACGCCAACATCAAGGCCGCCGCCCCCGACGTCACCACCGGCGACCTCGACGGTGTGCTCCCGGTGCCCGTCGTGGCTCCCGTGTTCAACTCGTTCCGCGGCCTCCGTCCGCTGATCGACGCCGTCGGCACCCGCGCCATGCCCCAGGGCGGCAAGGTGTTCATCCGCCCGAAGGTGACCACCCACACCTCGATCGGTGCGGTCACGCAGGGCCAGACCATCCAGTCCGGCACGTTCGTCGTGTCCGACGAGCAGGTCACCAAGAAGATCTTTGGCGGCTACGTCGAGTTGTCGGAAGCGTCGATCGATTGGTCCAGCCCCGAAGTGCTCGGCGCCCTCGTCGACGACATGGCCCGCATCTACGCCAACCAGACCGACGTCGAAGCCTGTACCCAGTTCGTCGCAGGCGTCACGCAGACCGAAGTGCTGACCGACGACACCGACCCGGCCGACTGGGTCGCGTTCGTCTACAACGCCGCCGCCAAGATCCTCACCAACTCGGACGGCAACCTGCCGAACGTGCTCATGGTCGGAACCGACTACTGGAAGAAGCTCGGCGCCCTGGTCGACACCACCGGCCGCCCGCTGTTCCCGAACGCCGGAGCCATGAACGCCTTCGGCCAGCAGGACGCCGGCTCGTTCAACGGCAACGCCTTCGGCCTCCAGGTCGTCGTCGACCGCAACTTCGACCCGCTCACCAGCAAGGAAGTGTGGGTCGGTAACTCGGCCGGATTCGAGTGCTGGGAACAGCAGAAGGGCATCGTCTCCATCGAGAACCCGAGCCTCTTGGCCCGCACCATCGCGTTCCGCGGCTACTTCGCGACGCTGATGATCGACGCCGAGATGTTCGTCACCCGCGCCTAATCCGAACCGAGGACTTGAATCATGGCGACGTTCAGCATTTCCCACCGCATGAGGTTGGATGACGTCGTCGTGATTCAGACCCTCACGGAGACCGACATAGCTGTCGGGCAGTCGATCACCGTGGCAGGGCTGGGGGACGGCATGAATGGCACATTCACCGTCATCGCTGTCCCCCAGTTCCTATTCACGGGAGTCAGCTACCAAGGTGATCTGACGTTCAACACGGACGTCGTCATCCCAAACCAGTTGGCTTACATCGACGCCGGCGACAACGTCGACCGCGACGCCGCCGACCCGTTCGGCACACTCACTTGGTCGATCACTTGTACCTGGACAACCTCGGCCAACGTCGAGCAGTTCCTCGGCATTGCGACAGCCACCGCCAACGACACCGCTTACATCGCCACTTGCGTTGCTGCTGCGAACGCCTGGGCGTTCCGTAAGCGCGTCGAGGCCGGCTACACCGACTCGGCCACCACCAGCCCATCCAGCGACGTCACCCTCGGCACCACGCTCTACGCGGCCGCCCTATACCGGGAACGCGGTTCGATCGACTCGTTCCAAACCTTCGAGGTAATGACGCCGTCCACCACCGGCTTCAACATGGGACGCATCCACCAGCTGCTCGGCATCAACAGGAGCCAGGTGGCTTGAAGTGGCTGCTACCGGCATCTTCGCGGAAGCGCGCACCGCGATCATCACGCGGATCACATCCCTCGGCCTGGTGCCCGTCACCGACCCAAGAAACGCTCGACCACTCACCGTGTTCGTCGAGCTCCCAACCTTCACGAGTTTCACCTACAACGTGGGCGATCTCACCTTCACCCTCCGGGTCCTGGCTGCCCCACCCGGCAACTCTGACTCGGCCGACTGGCTTTTGACCACCATCGACACGCTCATGGCAGATCAAGGGCTAGCCGTCACCAGCGGCCAACCGTCGCTGGCCATCATCGGAAGCCAGGAACTCCCGGCCTACGACCTCACCGTCCGAATCGCCTCCAGGCGAAACTAACCAAAGGAGCCACATGGCCACCACAACCTTCCTGTCGAACGCGACCGTTGCCATCGGCGCCGTCGACGTATCCGACCAATGCCAGTCCGTCACCCTCACCGTCGGCTTCGACCCGCTTGAGACGACCGCCATGGGCGACACCGGCCGCATCTACACCAAGGGCCTCCAGTCCGTCGACGTGACCCTCACCATGTTCAACAGCTACGGCACCGCCGAGATTGAGGCGACCCTGTGGGACGTCCTCGGCGATGGCAACACGACCTTGACGATCTCGCCTTCGGGCACGACCGAATCGGCCAGCAACCCCGAATACACCATCACCAACGCAATGCTGTCCGGCTTCACGCCGATCGCGTCAAACGTCGGGGAGCTGTCGATGGTCAACGTGACGTTCACCGGCGGCACCTTCGCCCGCGACATCACGAACCCGTAACCCAAACCCATCCAAGGAGCCCGACAATGATTGGAATGGACCTGAAAGTGACTATGGACGACGGTTCGGAGCACATCGCACCGATCACCTACGCCGTCGCCTGCGCCTGGGAAGATCACCACCCAGGCAAGGCGGCGGCCGCCATGTTCGACCCCATCCAGTTCAAGCAAATCTGCTACCTCGCCTACGAGGCCCTGCGGAAATCCAAGATAACCGTCAAGGTGTGGCCGCAGTTCATCGACACCGTCGCAGACGTCCAACTCGTCCCAAAAGAACGCCAGGACAAGCCCAGTATCACGTCAACCTGATCGCACAGCTCGCCATCCGCACCGGCATCAGCCCGGCCGCGCTACTCGAGACGCCACCGACGATCATTGACGAGATGGTGCGCCTCCTGGTCGAATCAGATCAGCAAAGGAGCGTGAAATGAGCATCGAAGTCCGAGGACTCAAAGAAGCGCTCCGCGACCTCCAAAAGCTTGAACCCGAGCTGCGGAAAGAGATCAACAAGGACATCCGTAAAACGGTACGCCCGCTGGTCGACAACATCAACGGCCGCATCCCCGGCGCCCCACCCCTTTCCGGCATGGCCCACAACGGGCGCACCGGCTGGGCCCGCAAGAAGCCCGTGGCCATCAAGATCGACGCTCGAGCACCCCGCAACCGGCCAAACCGTCCCTTCCAGTCGATCGTGAGCGTGGTTCGCGTCGGCACCAAAGACGCACCGACCGCGATCGTCGACATGGCCGGCAAGGCCGGAGGCGGCAGTTCACGCCGCGCCCCCCAGTACCGGCGCCCCAACTTCGCCCGCGCCCTATCCAGCCGCCTCGGTCAACCCTCCCGATTCATGTGGCGCGATATCGACAACGACCTTGAGCTCATCCAACGCGAGCTCGAACCCATCGTCGACCGCGTCGAACGCGCCCTCGACCGCGACCTGAAAACGAGCTTCTAATGGCAATCAACATCCCGATAGTCACAGATTTCAACAGCAAAGGTCTCCAGGACGCCTCCAACGCCTTCACCAACTTTCGCACCAAGATCGGCGAGGCCGACGGCGCTATGGGCAAAATGAAAGCCGGATTCGGGGCCGCGGCCGACACCATGAAGGCCAACGCCGGCGCGTTCGCAGCTGCGGCCGGGGCCGCCATCCTCGGTTTCGTCGTCGACGCCATCGGCGACTTCCAAAAGCTGGCCCTCGAGGTCGACAAGTTTAGCAACATCACCGGCCTAGCCGCCGAAGAAGCCTCCCGCTTCGTCGAAGTGGCCGGTGACCTCGGTATTGAAGCCAGCACCGTTTCCGGCGCGCTGAACAAAATGAACCGGGCCGTCATCGACAACTCCAAAGCCTTCTCCGACCTTGGCATTGAAATCGCACGGACATCCGGCGGCGCCACCGACGTCAACCGCACCTTCCTCAACGTGATTGACCGGCTGCGCGCCATCCAAGACCCGGCCGCTCGAGCATCGGCAGCCACCAAACTTCTCGGCAAATCATGGACAGAAGTATCGGAGCTCATTGAGATGGGCGCTGTTGATCTGGAGCGGGCACTTAGCGCAGTCGGCGACGCCAAAATCATCGACGAGGCCGAAATACAGAAGGCCAAGGAGTTCCGCGCCGCCCAAGACGCGCTCCGCGACGCCTTCGAGCAGTTCGCCATTGTCGTCGCCGAGGAAATCGTTCCGGTGTTGAGCGAAATGCTTGACGGCGTCGCCAAAGTCCTCAACGAAACCAGCGCTTGGGGACGCATCACCAAAGGCGTTTCCGCCCTCATTCGCCGCGACATGGACGACTTGGCCGACGCAATCATGGGCCCCGGCGGCGTTACCGAAGCCGTCGACGACGGCACCCGCGCCTGGAAAGACGGCTACCGGGCGATGATCGACGCCCAATACGCTCTCCAAGGCATCGACGCAGCGACCCGCGATGTAGATGCGGCTTACGCCGAGCTGCTTGGCAAACTTGACGAACGCGAAGCCTGGAGCAACTTGGTTGAGGACATCGACCGAGCAGGCGAACAAGCCAAAGAAGCATTTGAGAAAAAGATGCCTAACGCGCTTGGCGTATCCATGCGAAGCCTGGACGACGCCCGTCGAAGCCTGGCCGAATACATCGCTCAAGCCAACAACATCCCAGCCGAACGCAAAACTGCGTACATAGCAATGCTAGACACCGCCTCATGGGAGCAGGTTCGCGCCATGCTTGACGCCCTGGCGGTCGCTCGAGCTGTCCCCTACCAACCGGTCGGCGCCCCAGGATTCGGCGGCGGGCCTGTTGAGATGGGTCCAGGCGGCCGACCAATCGGCACCCCGCCAATCAACTTCAATCCAAAACTCCGATCTGTTGACCTCATGCCAACCGGTACTGGCGGCAACGTGATCGTCAATGTCGGCGGGTCCGTTACCACAGAAAACGACCTGATCGAATCCATCCGTAAAGGTCTAGTCAACGCACAGCGCAACGGCTCCGGCCTCGTCTACAGCAACTTCTAATGAGCCTGCCCGCCGAGCCAATCGTCCAAATCCGACTGGGCCCAGGCCCAGGATTCGGCGACGTAATGGTGCTCGGTTCACTTACGTCCGGAATCCTCGGCACCAATGTCCTCGGGACCGGCGTCACCCAAACCGTCGACGTCTCAAGCACCGTTCAGCGCATCAGCGTTCGACGCGGCCGCGACCGAATGTTTGAGCAATACAGCCCAGGCCAAGCCATCATCCAATTCCTCGACTTCACCGGCGACTGGAACCCCGATAACGCCGCCAGCCCTTACTACAACCAAATCCTGCCCATGCGCCAAGTCAAGGTGACCACCGCGTACCTCGGCACCGGCTACGGCATTTTCACCGGCTTCATCAGCTCATGGGACTGGACCTGGGCCGACCAAGCCGCCGACTACGCCATTGTCACCATCACCGCCATCGACGCCTTCCGGCTTCTCCAACTGGCCGAAATCACCACCGTTACCGGCGCCAACAACAAAGACCTACCGGGCACACGCCTCAACCTCATCCTTGACGAAATTGACTGGCCGACAGACCTACGCGCCATCGACACCGGCGACACCGAACTACAAAACGACCCTGGCACCGCCCGCCAAACCCTTGCCGCCTGCCAAAACATCGAACAATCAGACCTTGGCGCGTTCTTCGTCGACGGCGACGGCTACATCACTTACCTATCCCGAGTGACCCTCGCCCAACGGGCATCGGCAACCGCCACCGAGTTCAACGACGACGGCACCGACATCGCCTACCAAAACCTTGACATCAACCTCGACGAAACCGAACTCGCCAACGACGTCACCTTCACCCGGCTCGGCGGCTCCGCGCAACAGGTATCCGACGCCACCTCGATCACCGAGTACGGCCGCCGCAGCTACTCGGCCGACGGGCTCATGATGGAAACCAACGCAACAGCCTTAGCTCGAGCGGGCAGCGTCCTCGCCTACCGCAAAACCCCGCGGCTTCGTGTCGACTCCATCACCCTCGACCTCTCAAGCGTTTCCAACCGCATCTCGGCCGGCCTCGGCCTAGACATCGGCGACCCGATCGTCGTCAACCGCACCATGGCCGCCGGAACAACCTTTGACCTACGCATCACCGTCAACGGCATTAGCCACGACATCACCCCCGATCGCTGGATAACCAGCTTCACGACCGCCTACCCGCTATCCACAGCGTTCATCCTTGGCTCAACCCAATTCGGTATTCTCGGAACCAACACCCTCTAGGAGACACACATGGCCACATACCCGCTATCAGAGGCATACACAGACGGCCAAGTCCTCACGGCCGCCAACGTCAACTCAATCACCGAAGGCGTCAATGACCTGGCGTTCGGCCAGTTCAACGCTCAAACCGGCACCACCTACACGTTGGTCCTCACCGACGTCGCCAAAGTTGTGAGCCTCACCAACGCCTCCGCGATCACCTTGACCATCCCCACCAACGCTTCCGTGGCGTTTCCGACCGGCACCCAAATCCTGCTCTACCAGGGTGGCGCGGGCCAAGTCACCGTTGGCGGCGCAGGCGTCACCATCCGCAGCCAAGGCACCAAACTCAAACTGTTTGGCCAGTACGCCGTCGGAGGCCTACTCAAGGTCGGAACTGACGAGTGGGTGCTGTTTGGAAACTTGAACACATGATTATCGCAGCAAAAGCGGCCACAGGGTCCGCAGAACAAAAGATCGTGGCAACAGGCGGTACTGAAACAACTGTCGGCGGCTACAAAATCCACACCTTTACATCGTCGGGCACATTCACCGTCACCACCGCCCCTGGTGGCGCCACAGTCGACATTCTCGTCGTTTCAGGTGGCGCAGGTGGGGGCCAACTCGGCAACAATGGCGGCTCTGGTGGCGGCGGCGCTGGCGGCACAAAAGAGTTTCCAGCTGTCGCAATCTCGGCAACTTCCTACACCGTCACAATCGGTGCTGGAGGCGGGTCAACAGCAAACGGTGTCGCTTCGTCAATCGGCGCTTTGGCCTCGACGACTGGCGGCGGTAAAGGTGGCTACGAAAGCGCTGGCCCTGGCACGGGCGGTTCAGGCGGCGGCGGCGCTGGAGGCTACACAAGCAGCAACACAGGCCAATCCAACGGAGCTGCGGGCACATCAGGTCAAGGCAACACCGGAGGGAACGGTGGCGCAGGTTCAGGTACCGGCCTAAATTCCAAGGGCGGTGGCGGTGGCGGTGGCGGCGGCGCATCAGCTGTCGGCTCAAACGGCAGCGGTGGCACCGCGGGCTCTAACGGAGGCAACGGCGGCAACGGACTAGCAAGCAGCTATTCCGGGTCGTCAGTCACTTACGGTGGCGGTGGCGGTGGCGCGGCAGGTCTAAGTTCAGTCAGCCCAGCCGCCTACGGAACGCCTGGAAACGGCGGTACGGGCGGCGGTGGAGCAGGAGCCACGACCGGCAACGGAACCAACGGCACAGCCAATACCGGCGGCGGCGGCGGCGCATCAGGCACTACCGGCATCGCAGGCAACGGCGGCTCCGGCATCGTGATCGTGAGGTATCCGGCCTAATGGCACACTTCGCACAAATCGACGACAACAACATCGTCACAAGCGTCCTCGTGGTGCCCGACGAACAAGAAGATCGAGGCCATGACTTCCTTGCGACAGATTTAGGTCTTGGCGGCCAATGGATACAAACGTCCTACAACCGTCGCATCCGCAAAAATTACGCAGGAATCGGCTACACCTACGACCCGGCCCGCGACGCCTTCATCCCGCCCCAACCACATCCCGACGCGGTGCTCGAAGAAAGCACCTGCCTTTGGGTGCTACCCGACAATGACTAGGCCATACACCGGATTCGACGGCTACACCAAAGCCGCTACACCCGGCCTTGAGGCGCTCCGCGACATCATCCTGTACCTCAACCCCCAGCTACGCCATCTTGGCTCGTATGCGAAACGGGACATGAAAGGCAAACCCGGACTAGCGTCGGTCCACGCCACCGGCCGCGCCTGCGACATCGGCTTTACCGCCAAAACCCACATCGAACCCGTCATCCGCTGGCTCGTCGACAACGCTGACATACTCGGCATTGAAATGGTTGCCGACTACTGGCCGAAACCCTGGGGACGTACTTGGCGGTGCGACCGAGCCCGCTGGAAGGTCTACGACCGCCGCACAATCGCCGGAGCCCCGGGCGGCCAATGGATACACTTCGAGATCAGCCCGACGCACACAGACCGCGCCGTCATGGACGCCGCCATCTTGAAAGCATTGGGACAATGAACATCGCCAACCCCAGCAAAGCGCTCCTGGCCTTGGCCGCCATGATCTGTATTACGATCCTGCTCGCTGTCGAGCGCATCCCCAGCGAGGCCGGCACCGGCCTCCTCGGCAGCCTGCTTGGCTACGTCATCGGCAACGGAGTCGGCGCCAAGCAGGGCGTCCCGATCGACCCGATCATCGGCCGCAAACCCAAGGCTTGACCTCAGCCGGGCGAGTCGGTAGACCGTCCGCACCCAACTGACGACCCGACCGTCGAGGAGGCAATCATGTCCATCACCCGTTTGGTTATTGGCGCCACAACCGCCCTAGCCCTACTTCTCGCCTGGATAGGCCAGGACGGCCTCAACGAGGCTCCCAGGGCCACGCAGGCCCCAATGGTGAGCATCCAGCCGGTGCCACCCACCGTCACAACCACATCAACCTCGACGACTACGTCCACGACGACTACGGTGCCGGCCCCGACCACCACCGCATACGTCCCGGCCCTCGTCGGCCCCGACACCGTCTGCGCCGAATGGGCGCCACTCATGCTCGAGGAAGGCTGGCCCGCCGATCGCGAGGTGCTCGAGACCGCGTTGGCCATCATGTACCGCGAGTCTCGCTGCCAACCGACAGCCGACTCCGGCCCCGACCACGGCCTCTTCCAGATCAACCGGTTTTGGAGCTCGGACCGATCAAACCCGCCGAACTGGCTCGCGTCCAAAGGCATTGCCAACAACCACGATGAGCTGTTCGACCCGCGCATCAACATCCGCGCCGCCCTCGCCATCTACCACTACTCGCTCAAGCGCAACGGAGATGGTTTCCTCCCTTGGACCACATACAGCGGGAAACCGTCCACCACGACGCCATAGCCGTGTGATAAACACTCGTTCGTGACCTACGAACGGCAGGTAACCGGCAAGCCCATTCGGGCCTTATGCGCCGGCTGCGACGCCGTTATTGAAGGCCACGACATTGTCCGATGGGACGCTACGGCCTGGGCCTGCTGGTGCTGGCCCTGCTTTAAGCGAACCTACCTGCCGAACCTGGCCCGACTACAGGAGCTCACAGAATGAACCTCGACAACTACGTCGACGTACCAACCCGCCTCAAACTCGCCCTCGAGAAATGGCCCGACCTACGAGTCGCCGAACTCGACCACGAAATCATCGAGGTCGACGGCAAACCATTCCTGGTGTGCCGCGTCACCGTATGGCGCTCCGTCGACGACCCGCGGCCGGCCGTCGGATCCGCATGGGAACCACTTCCCGGCAAAACGCCGTACACCAAAGACTCCGAATGGATGGTCGGCTTCACGTCCGCCCTCGGCCGTGCGCTCGGCTACATGGGCATCGGCATCACCAGCTCCATCGCGTCGGCCAACGAGGTAGCCGCCCGCCAAGACAACAAGCCAACCACCATGTCCCCACGATCGGCGGCCGAAGGCCCCAGCGACGCCCAAATGCGAATGCTGAAGGCGCTCGGCTCAACCGCCCGACCCTCCACCAAGCGCGAAGCCAGTCAGCTGATCGACCAGCTCAAGTCGGCCGCCCAGCCCGAGGAGGACCCGTTCTGATGGTCCGCATCGACCTCGGCCCCGTCGACATGACGATCATCCACCAAGTCGCCGAACTACGCCAAGCCCGCTACGCCGACGTGCCCAGCAACTACGGCACCGAACGCACCATCACCAAAGACATCGCAGGCGTCGCAGGCGAATGGGCCGTCCACCTCTACACCGGCCTCGAATGGACCGGCCAAGACAACGACTACGGCGCCGACGTCGGCGACCTCGAGGTCCGCACACGCCGCAGCGCCCTCGGCCGCCTGTGCCTTCACGACAAAGAACTCGAACGCAAGAACTACCACACCGGCCAACGCTTCGTCCTGGCCCGCTACCGCGGCGACCACGTCATCCTCGCCGGATGGTCATGGGTGGGCGTCATCCTCCGTCAGGGCGAATACATCGACGGCCGCACCTACCTCCCCAACCACCTGCTCCACGACATCGAAACCGTCCTACTGTGAAAGTCAGCGAAGCCGCGTTTCAACAGGTCGTGATCGACGTGGCCCGCTGGCACGGCTGGCTGGTGTTCCATCCGCTACCCGCGCAGAACGCTCGAGGACGCTGGCGCACCGCCCAAGCAGGCGACACCGGCTTCCCCGACCTCGTTCTCGCCCACCCGAAACGCGGCGTGATCTTCGCCGAACTCAAATCCGCCATCGGCAAGTTGTCCGACGCGCAACAAACCTGGCTGGCCACGCTCAAGCAGGCCGGCGCCGAAGTGTACGTTTGGCGACCCGCCGACATCGAACAAATCAAAGCAATCCTCAAGGAGTCCCGACCATGACACACGACATGAACGCCATGATTCAACAAGTCCACGAAGCCACCCGCGCCATGGAACTCGCCACCACCCACATCCACGAGCTCAACGCCCGCCTCCACGACCTCGAGATCGAGAACCAGCGCCTCCGCGACCGCCTGGCCGACAAGGAGAACGAGCTGGTCGGCCAACGCGCCATTCTCAACGCTGTTCGTGACCGCCTGCGCCGCATGACCGAGGGCGAACTATGAGCAACATCCAGCAGAACATGTTTGGCGCTGAACAAGAACAGCTGACAAAAGACGACCACTACACGCCAAAGTGGATCTTTGACGCGATGGGCCTTGAGTTTGACATTGACGTAGCTAGTCCACCAGGAGGTGTTCCCTGGATACCAAAAAAGCGGTACTTCACCCGTGCCGATGACGGCCTCACCCAAACGTGGGAAGGCCGAATCTGGTGTAATCCACCATTCAGCAAACCGGGACCGTGGGTCGACCGGATGCTCGAGCACGGCAACGGTGTGTTGTTGGCGTGTGTATCCAAAAGTCAATGGATGGACAGATTGTGGAGTTCCTCGTGCGCTTTTGTCATGTTGCCATCCATGCTCAAGTTTGAGCGCCCGGACGGCTCGTCTGGTATTTCGTGGCCAACTTTCGTTGCTGCGTTTGGCCCTGAAAACATTGCGGCCATAGCTCGGATCGGTCGTGCCCGATGATCGTCCGCGCTGCCCGACCGCACCACAACTTCACCGTCGTTCACAACCAGCTGATCGAGGACGACCGACTCACTTGGAAGGCCCGCGGCCTGCTGGTCTACCTGCTGTCCAAGCCGGACCATTGGCGCACTACCGCCGCCTACCTCGCCTCCCAATCACCCGAAGGGCTCCACTCGGTACGCTCCGGCCTGACCGAGCTTGAGCGGGTCGGCTACATCCGACGCATCCGCAAACAGAACCCGAGCGGCCAATGGTCAACCCACACCGTCGTGTTCGACCACCCGCAGCCTGTGGATAACTATGTGGACAAACTGGGGTACTTATCCACAGCCGAAGTCAGGTTTTCCGACGTCGGATAACCGCACTCCTTAGTAAGAACTGATTGAGCAAAGACTGAAACTAATAGAGCTGGTTCTAACTAAACAGGAAACACCGATAATGAGCGACTACAAAGACCCGATCTACCAACGCAACCGCCGATCAGTACTGGCCGGCGACCCAGACTGCGCCATCTGCGGCAAAGCCAAAGCCAACACCGTCGACCACATCGTCCCCCTTGACGCAGGAGGCGACCACAACCTCGACAACCTCCGACCAGCCTGCGGCAGCTGTAACTACCGGCTCGGAGCAATACACCGAAACCGCAAAGCAGCCATGCGAATCCAAAACCGCGAGAACGCCATGAACGTCGTCGAGGTCCGACCCTGCCAAACCTGCGGCACCATGTTCAAACCCGACTGGCGCAACGAAGCTCGAGGCGGCGGCATCTATTGCTCACGGCCTTGTTCCTCTATCGGCCACACCAAACCCAAATGGGCCCACACCGCACGATGGCAATGCCGAATCTGCGGACAAGAGATGGTGGACGGGCCAGTCATCAAGAACACCCCCGAACCATCACGCGAACGACAAACCTGCGGAAACGAACAATGCCAAACCGAATTGAATGGAACAAAGGCACGCGAACGATACAAACCAAAGCACGACCCCGACCGTCCCACCGACCTCCTGCCTTCTACCTGGACCGTCCACGTCGTCGAACACATCGCAGACGGCCCTGAATCCTTCTTGGAGCACGAAGAAAGCACCCCGAG